GATGCCCTGATCGCCCTTATCGCCCTTGAGGCCCTGCAGACCGCGTCCACCCGCAGGCAGTTTCAGCTTTGACAGGTCGGTCTTACAGACGTAGCCCTTGCTTTTCGCGTCTTCACATTCCTGTACAAGCGCCGTCGTCACTCGATCAGCGCGCTTCTTCTCCCCCGACGCGTTCAGCTGCAGCTGGGCGACGGAGTAGCCGAGGACTAGGGCGGCGAGAACGGTGATGATCCAGACCGCCAGACGCCACCGCTTGTGACGTCTACGCGCCGCCTTCGGAATCTCAGGATTCAGGTTCATCGGGCTGCCCCGTCACCGTCCGTCGCAGACGGGCCACCTCCGCACGCAGCCTGACCAGCTCTTGGCCGTTCTCCTTCAGCTGACGCCAGGTGTTGTCTTCGACATCCCGACGCAGTTTGCGTTCGGTGTCCACCGCCTCCTGACAGCGTCCGAGTGCAATGTCCATCGCGTCCAGACGTAGCTGCCACGCCGTGTTCACCGCGTCGAGACGCACCTGCCAGTCCACGTCCGCCTTCTTCAGCGCCTCCCGTAATCCCTCCAGGCGACCCCAGTAGTCCCTGCGGTCCGAGGCGTTGGCCCGCAGCAGCAGCCCGATCACCGTCAGCAGCACGGTGAGGGCGGCGCCAGCGCCGACGATAGGGAGCTGCTCGCCCATTCATGCGCCCCTGGTTTCCCTCGGACCGATCAGCCGGTGAGGCGGGCGGCGAGTTCGTCGGCGACGTCCTGCGCTATCCCGCCGGGGATGGCCGCGGCGATGGCCGCCGGTGTCAGCGTGGCCAGCACGGCCGTGGCCACCGCCTGCTCGTCGACCGGGTCCACGGGCAGCGCAGCAACCTTGGCCATAATCGCTTTCAGCTGCTTGTTGACAAAGAACGGCTGGCCCTTGGAGGCTCCCCCGCCGACCACGTCGACACCGTCCTCCAGCGCGGCGATCCGCCACACGGCGGTCATCATGTAGGTGTTGATAAAGCGGGCCGCGGTCAGCAGCTCGGCCTCTTGCGTCGACGTGAATGCCACATCTACTCCCCACTGTCCATAGTCGGCCATCATGGCCCGGTCGAGGTCGATGCCCGACGTACCGGCCACCGTCTCACCGTTGTTGTACTGCTGAAGATGCACGTAGGGCAGCCACCCCAGGGTGCTGATGTTGGACCAGGCGTACGTCTGCCAAAACCATTTGCACCAGAACTCGTCGTGGGCCAGCTTGACCGCGTACCGGCCGCCGTAGATGCCGGTCCGGGCAGGGCCGAACACCGAGCGAACACCGGCGAAGTACTGTCGGCAGGCCTCCACGCTCTTGTCGCCGTAGGCGCCGAGGTCGCGGTCGACGGAGAAGTAGATGGGTGCATCGGGCGGTCCGCCGCAGTCGGCGTGCATGTTGGCCGCGCGCTGCGCATACAGCCGGCCGGTGTCGTAGCCGTGGGTCCAGTCGTCGGCCGTCCATTCCCAGTTGGTGACTGTGGCCACCCCGGCGGCGTGCAGGGCGTCGGCCTCAGAACGGGACAGGTTCTTGGTGTGCCCGCCGATCAGCTTCGTCGAGCTCGACACATAGCGGACGGCGAACCGCTTCCCGGCCGCGTACAGCTTGACCGGGTCCGGTCGGGCCCACGAGTAGTCGACGCCTTCGATGGTCACGCAGCCCTCCTACGGCAGTGGGATGACGGCGATCTGCTTGTTGAAGAAGGTGCCGGTGCCGGCCGAGACCGAGAAGGCCTGCTGCGCGTTATAGACCGAACCGGGAGTCAGCCCGGTGAGAATGTCGGTGATCCCGATGCGAATGGTGCCGGCGCTCGTGCCGTCGGTGCGGATCGCGTTGTTGTCGTTGGCGGCCACCACCACGGTGCCGGAGCCGATGCTGGCCCCGGTGCGCAGCACATACGAGCAGCGGGTCACGTTGCCGGCCGAGTTGGACATCTCGCAGTTGTTACACACCAGCACCCGGCCGGAGGTGGGGGCGGTGAAGCTGACCCCGGCCGCGGTGCCACCGGTCAGGGTGGCCGTGTAGGTGGTGGAGGTGGTGGTGCCCGACGTGTTCTGCGTGTTCTGTTGCGACGGCGGGGTGTCGACGGCCTTGACGGTGGTGCCGGCCAGCAGGTCAGGCATCTAGAGTCCTCTCACGGCCGGCTGCCACACGTGCACCTCGGTCCCGGATGGGATGGTCTTGTTGATGCCGTTGACCGGGGTGACGGTAATAGTGAACGTCTGCGGGGAGCTCGCCCCGGAGATGGCGGTCACGGTCAGCCGCACCCCGCCGACGAAGACGTCGAACGGCACATAGGAGCCGTCGGTGGTCCACAGCGGGCCGCTGGAGGTGGCCACCGACATGGACGTGTTGGTGCCGGAGATGAAGTTGGCGGCCAGGGTGGAGAAGCCGGAGTCGCGGCGGGCGGTGTCCCGAACCCCCAACTGCCACGGTGCGCCCGGGGAGCAGTTGAACCCGATCTGCCAGATCTTCGTGTCCAGGGTTTCGGTGTAGCCCTCGATCAGGGTCTCGATGGTGTCCGGCGGCAGCCACACCGGCAGGCCGGCCACGGTGAGCCGGTCCCGGATGTCGGCGGCCGCGATCGACTGCCGCAGCGTGTCCTTGCCGTCCTTGTCGAGGCGGCGCTGGTTGACGGCGAGGGCCGGGAACCGGTACGCGTCGACGGTGCCCAGGTACACCAGCCAGGCGGCGATGTCGTCCAGCTGCTCGTCGTCGTACACGTCGACGGTGACCTGCTCGTCGTAGACGCCGACCCCGTCGGGCGGGGCCAGCACCGACAGCGGCCCGGCAGCCAGCGTCTGCTCGGCGAACGACCCGTTGGTGCGTTGCACGGTGACGTCGTTACGGATGTGCTGGTCGTCGTCGGTGGGTTCGAACGGCGGCTCGAGTTCGCCGGTGTACGTCAGCGCCGCGGCGACGGCCTGGTTGTACATGCTCGTGCGGGGCCGGTAGGCCAGGGTCAGCATCTCCCGTGCCTCGAACAGCACCCCGCCGTCGGCGGTCTCACAGTCGGCGAGCAGGTTGGGCAGGGTGTCAATCCGCTGCGGCCCCATCTGCGTCGTGTCGTCCATGTCGCCGGTCACGTACAGCGGGACGTGCTGTTCGCGGGCCAGCCGCAGCATCCGCCGCCCGGCCCGTTCGCTGGCGTATCCGCCGGCGGCGGCGGAGGCGCCGCCGAGGAACTCGAACGTGGTGCCGAAGGTGGAGGTGCTGCCGATCGCGATGTGACCGATCGACGCGTCGGTCAGGTCGCCGGTCGAGCCGATGATGATCCGGTTGATGTTGCCGTGGGTGACCGTGCCGGAGGTGGTGTCTCCGGTCTGTTCGTCGGCCACCGCGCCGGACGGGCTGACCTTGCGGATGTGCACCCCGAAGTCGAGGGTGCCGCCGATCTGGTTGAGCCGCAGGTAGCACCAGAACGAGGTGCCGTTGACCGCGAACGCGGTCGCTCCGGTCTCGGCGACGGTGGCCAGGGAGGTGTCGACCGCCTGCAGGTTAAGCGACCCACCCGATGCTGTGGTGTAGACCAGCTGCCAGCGGTAGATGGTGGCGGACGTGTCCAGCAGGTTGATCAGATGGGTGCCGGTGGTCAATCCCGCCGCCGGGATGGTCACCAGCATGTGCACGTACGACGAGCCGGTCGTGTAGTTGGTGGGCACGTTGGCGGACAGCGAGACGGGGGCGCCGAAGACGGGCAGCGGCGCGGATCCGGGAACGTCGGACGACGATGCCGGCTGCAGGGTGCCGGAGATGCGTAGCGCCTGGGTGCGGCTGGTCGCCGACGCGAACACGGTGGTGACCGTGCCGTCCTCCATCGGCCAGTAGGCAACCAGCGCCGACGCGTTACGGGCCGACGTGAACTCCCGGTAGAGGGGGGAGCGCAGCGGGGTCGCGCCCTGCCCGAGCCGCCGCATGACCCCGGCCGCCTCGATCGGCGTGAACACGGCGTTGCCCCGCACGTTCCAACGTGGTGGCCACGATGGGACCTCGCCGTGGAAGCGGGGCGCGAACCAGTCGACACCGGAGATGACCAGCAGCACGCCAAGGTTGTCCGTCGACGATGGGCTGATCAGCCCGGCGGGGAAGGTAACGGTCTGCGCCCCGGCGACGCGCACCTGCCGCGCCCACACCTTCAGATGCTTGAGCCCGGTAGGGATGATGCCGCTGTCGGCGAGTAGCAGCCAGCCGCCTTCCCCCTCGCAGGGGGCGGCGGGCATGTCGTCAACAGTGTCGTCGGCGTAGCCTTGGATGGCGACGATCCACCAGCCGGCCTGGGTGCCGGCGCCGGTGGTCACGGTGCGTTCGCTGGTGTTGAATGTGCCACCGGGCCCGGACAGGGCTTCCTGCACGGTGATCGACGTCCCGTAGATGACGGCGGTGGCCGAGGCGTAGTCGGTTGATGCCCCAGCGGTGGCGGTCTGGGTGCCGGTTGCCCCGGAGGCCACCACCTTGGTAGCGACCAGTGCGTGCGATGCCCCACTGCTGATGTTGACCCGATCGGTCATGCCGCCCGGCGCCGTGTACGAGGCACCGCCGTCGGCCAGCCACGCACAGACCAGCAGCCCCGAGGCGCCGGCGTCGACCGATGGGGCAACGTGGCTGGTGGTGCCGGTGCTCGATCCGCCGGTCGCCGAGCTCGGTATCCGGCCGATGTAGGTGCGCAGCTGCGTGTTGCGGCCCAGTTGCCCGAAGTAGGCGGAGCGGGGGTTGCGGTTGGAGTAGGTGCCGTCCGGGTCGATGATCGACAGGTTGCAGGTGGACGGCTGGACCTTGCCGGCCTCGTCGGAGCGGCCGCGGGAGATCTGGATGCCGTCCGGGTGCAGCACGTCCCGGGCCGCGATCAGGTCCGTCCAGGTTCCGTTGATGTTCAGCTCGGCGTGCACGTCCAGGGGGAAGATGGTCACCGGGCCCGGACCGTCCCATCGGAGCCCACGATCATCTGGATCTGGTTGGTGCGCAGCAACTCGAGGAACATGTCGACCATCGCGCTGCGGCGACCCGGCGCGGGGGCGACGAGGATCGTCGTACCCCCGCCTCCGCCGCTGACGGACCGGGCCATCGACGCCGCCATGGTGCGGGAGCGGGACGCCGAGTAGACGGTGGCCGGGGTGCGGAACCGCACCAGCTCCGGGCCGGCCTCGCCGACCCATCGCACCGCACCGGCCGGTGCGTGACCACCGTGCTGCATGGCCAGCGGCTTACCGCCGGAGTAGTGCGTCGTCACGTTGATGTTGACCGAGATGTAGCGGTCGATGCTGTCGAGGCTGCGGCGCAGGGTGTCCGCGTTGCGCTTGGCCTGGGTCACGCCGTTGAGGACGGCCGTCGCCTGCCACTTCTTGGCGTAGCTGGCGGCGGCGCTACGAGCGCCGTGGAACGCTCCCTCGGCACCCTTGACGGCGCGGCTGGTGCCGTAAGCGGCCACGAGGGTGTCATGCAACGCCGGGTCCAGGTTGCTGCCGAGCGTGCCAGCGACATCCCCTGCAGCACCCTGCAACGCCAGCGCGGCCGAGACCAGCTTCAGCGACGCCTCCCTGGCCGCGGCCGACTTTGGGCCGTGCTCCTTGAGCGCCTGGTTGTACTCCTTCTGGGCGTCGCGGGCGTCCTTCTGCGCGCCGATAAACGCCGCAATCGGGTTGGTCAGCTTCTCAAGCTGACTGTGGTAGTTCTGCAGCGCCGCACTGGCCGCGGCGGTGCTATCGGCCATCCCCCCCGCAGCCGACCCGGCACTTCGAAAGCCGCCGATCAGGCCCTCGATCTCGCCGCGGAGATCGGCGGACAAGTGCTGCTGCTGGGCCAACGCCTCGGCAATCTTGTCCGGCCGGCCACCGGAGCGGAACGCCGTGTACAGCCCCTCAAAGAAGCTGATCAGCTTGCCGGTAGCGACAACCGTCTTTTCCAGCGCGGTCAGGAAGTCGCCGAGCGCAAGCGCGCCGCCGGTTGACGCCCCAGCGATGTCGGAGAACATCTGCCCCAGGGCTTCACCCAGCTTCCGCCCGTGCTCCTGCAACACGGCGAAAACGGCGCCAGACTTCTCCAACGCCGACGTCAACCCAGGCAGAACACCCTTGATGAGCCCGCTCAGACCACGCTCCAGCGGCAGCACAAACACGGCGGCAGCGGCGGACAGCCGCTTCAGTTGCGGCTCCAACCCGGCTAGGTCGGTGGACAGCTCGGATAGGGCACGGTGGGCTGCGGGGATGAACGCCGGACCGAACGCCCGAGACAACTCGGCCCCCAACTGCTGACCGAGACGCTGCCCCTCAGCCTTAACATCTGCATCCTTGAACGCCACCAGCACCCCGCCCGCTGCGACCGCCGTGCCGGCCGCAGCCAGCAGCGCACCGCCGAACGCCGCGCCCACTGGCACTGCCGCAGCGGCAAAGATGGGCAGCAGGTAAGGGGAGATGGGTGCACGGGCGGTGATGGCACCGAACCGCTGGAAGAACGACAGCGAAAAGTCCCGGCCGGCGTCATCACCGGTCTCGGCGAACTGATGCCGCACCCCCTGCAAGGAGCGCAGCAGCGACCGGTTCCGGTTCAGGTCCTTGAATAGGTCGACGTCGCCGGTCGCCGCGATCTCCGCCGCCAGCCCGGCGATGACCGCCTCAGTCTGGGCGATCTGCCGATCCAGCTTCTCGAAGTCCCGGATCGCGCCCTTGGCCTCGTCGCCCATGTCGTCCAGAGCACGGCCGGCCGTCCGGGCGGCACCGGAGACCGTCTCCTTGCCGATCAGCGACAGCTCGAGAGTGCGACGGTCAGCCACCACGCCCCCCCGTGAACTCGTCGGCGTAGTCGCGGAACAGCTCCCACCGGTCCACCGTCATCTCGTACACCTCATCCGGTTTCATACCGAACAGGTGAGCAAACAGCGGCAGGTAGCCCTCGACCTCGTTCACGCCCCCGAAGGGGCGGGCGGGTTTGGGTCCGACTCCATCTCCGTGGCGAGCATGTCGCAGTCGAAGTCGTCCCAGGTGATGGGGTAGCCGGCCGACACGCAGGCGAACCAGTAGAAGACACCCTGCGCCTGCAGCCGAGTGCCCAGGTCCTCGTCCTTCAATTTGGCGTCGAGGATGTCCAGCGTCCAGCCGGTTTGGTCCTTCAGCTTGAACGCGTGCTTGACCATGAGGGCGCCCGGGTCGTACTCGACCACCTCGGGCAGGCCCATCCGGTCGCGGTCCTTGGCGCCGAACCTGATACGGATCAACTGATCTCCTCAATGAAGTCGTCGAGCACTTCGCCCACCGCGTCCACCACCTGCTGCTTATTGGCGTCGAACGGGCGGTCGACGAACCCGGGCCGGACAGCCTGGGCAAACCAGTACCGGGGATTGCCGAACAGCTTGTGCCGCAACACACCGGCGTTGACCGACGGGATGTCGCGACGCTGCCGCCGGCCCTGGCCGAACACGCGGATGGTCAGCAGCGCCGTCACCCTCGACACGTCCAGTCGCTGCCTAAACCGCAGCGAGGCGGGCAGCACCGCGGCGTACCCGCCAGGTGCTACCCGCCCACCCTCGGCCCGGATGTCCCGCTGCAGCGGCTGCGCCGCCTGCTTCAGCTTCTTGCCCATCGGCTTGCCCAGCCCGGCGTCGCCGACCTGCTTCAGCTTGCGGCGGACCGTCAGCAGCTCGTCCAGGCCGACGACCTTGACGTCGAAGCCCAACCGCTAACCAACCTTGGCAATAGTGCTGGCCGCATTCCAGGACGCGGAGATGGACACCGCACCGTCGACCGAGCTCGAGACGTTGAAGTCGGGCAGGACCGTGCCGAACCAGTACTGGCCCGGAGTGGTGACCGCGTCCGGGTAGAGGTACATCTTGCGGGCGATGCCGTCCACCGCCGCCGTGTACGTCTGGACGGTGGCGTCGTCGTACCAGCCCTCGAAGGAGCCCGACGCGTCCGGCAGACCGGCGACGTAGATCTTGTTGGCGTCGCCGAACGCGGTCACGTCCTGCTTGTCGGTGGCCGCTGCCATGCTGAACGAGGTCAGGAACGCGATCGGCTCGGCAGTGCCGCCCGAGGTCAAGTTCATGTACACGCGGCTATTCCTGCCGTGGCGTCTGGGCAAGATCGTTTCCTTTCAGGCGTTGACGGGCTGCCGGTCGAACAGCCGCAGCAGTTGGGTGGCGTGATTGGTGAACGTTCGGTCGGCGACCGCTTCCCGCGCCTGCGCGGCGAGCTTGGCCCGCAACCGGTCGCGGGTTAGGTACCAGCGCAGCAGCTCGCTCGCCTCGGCTGGGCTGGTGAAGGTGGGCAGCATGTGCAGGACCTGGTCGCCCTCCTGCCGCGGGTCGCGCAGGAAGAACAATCCGCAGGCGGCCATCTCCACCTCGCGGGGACCCATCGCCACCCCGCACAGCAGGGTGTCGTCGTTGGCCTCGCGTCGGTACAGGTTGATCCCGCACCGGGCCGAGCGGTAGTAGGGCACGAAGTCCTCGTTGTCCAGGCATTCGTCGATGTCGTGCACCACGTGCGCGCGCAGCGGGTCGTCCGGGTCGAGCCGCATCCAGTTGCCGGCCAACGCCACCCGCAGCCCGTCCAGGTCGAGGTGGTGGAAGAACTGCACCCGGGACGGGTAGCCGGTGCCGACGAATGCCAGGTCCGACGGTGGCGCCGTGCTCGGACCGGGGCAGTGCACCGAGGGACGGTAGGCGTGCGGGGCGTACAGGGTGGGCGCCTGCGCCCGGAACTTGTCCAGGTTGGTGGGGTCGTTGACGAGGTTCAGGTCGGCATGCGCGGCGAGCGGGATCTGCCGGTCATCCTCATATGGCGATTCGGTTTGCAGCAGCACTACCCGGGTGCCGGTGCGGCGGGCCTGGTCGAGCAGGTCGGTGTCGGTGAAGAACGACGACACCGACATGAGCACCTGCGGCCGGGTCTTGTACAGGGAGGCGGCAAGCCGGTCCACAGCCATCTGGGTAACCTGGTCGGGCGAGAGCGCCTTACGGTAGTCGCCGCCGCCGACGTCAATAGCGGCCGCGTCATAGAAGGTAAGCAGGTCCCCGAGCGGGAACTCGAGGACGGTTTCGCCGACCTCGCGCAGCCCTTCCACCCAGCCGGCGTACACGTCGTGGACGGAAAAGCCGGGCCCTGGGTGGACGAGCAGCCATCTCACTGGCCGGACACCTCGACGAGGAAGTCGACGCCGAACTGTGGGACGCCGGCCACTTCGATGTCGCCGTAGTTCTGCGCCTCGACGACGACGGCGTAGTCGGTCACCCCGGTCACGGAGCCGGTGAACGCGGCCAGTACGGCGTCGGTGGAGATCAGGTCGTCGAGGGCGGCCTGGGCTTGCTCCGACCATCCACCGGACACCACGATCGAGACGAGGAACAGCGCCTCGGTGGTCTGCGACTGGGTGCGCACGTATTGAACGAAGGTGCCCGGCGCCGGGCGCACCACGACGGCCGGGGTGGCGACGTCGCCGGGGGCCCGCTGGTACACGTTGACCGGGGTCGACTGGCCGTCGACGACGACGGCCAGGTTGGCCAGTTTCGCGGCGAGCCCGGCCCGGACCGCGGCGACATCCACCTACGCCACCAGGACCGGGTAGCGGCGGTACGGGTTGAGCAGATCGAGCGCTTCCCGCTTGGTGCCGACCCGGGCGATGCCGAAGCCGTCGAACCCGGCGTTGGCGAACGGCACGTCCTTCATCTTCAGCGTCCGGGCGGCGAGTATCAGGCACGCCTGTTTGACGGCGGCGGGTATCTGCGGCCAGCCGAACACGCCGACGATCTGGACCCGGTCGGACCGGACCAGCAGGCCGTATGGCAGCGGGAACAGCAGGGTGCCGACTGCGCGCAGTCGGGTGTACGGCAGGGATTCGACTGTGCTCGCTGCGTTCAACGGCAGCAGCTGGTAGTCCGATGTAGTCCAGGTGGTTTCGAAGGTGCCGTCGCCGCTCGCGTCGGTCTTGAGGGTGGTGACGGAGACGAGGTCGTCGATGTCGACCCGGTACAGGTCGCACGGCACGTAGGTGCGGGTGTCGGTGCCGCGCCAGAACTGCCGGTCGCAGTACTGGTCGATCTCCCGCGACGCGGACTCGACTGCCAGCCGCATCTCGAAGTCGTTGGTGGTGTTGGCCTGGGCGAGGCCGAGCCGGGACTTGAGTTCCTCGAGGGTGCAGTAGTTGCGGTTCAGGTCAGTGTTGAAGACGGTGAACGTGCCGGCGACCACGTCGGAGGCGGTGCCGGTGCCGATCCACACGTACGACCAGACCCCGTCGACGGTGCAGGCAATGTCCTTGGTGTAGATGCCGGTGGCGGTCTTGGTGATCTGCCCGAGCGCGAACGTGTAGGTGGTCTGGACGCCGGTCGGGTCGGTGACGACCAGGGTGATGGTGGTGGGGTCGGTGTTGACGCCGAGGACTTTGAACGTGTTGGTGAGGGTGGCGAGCTCGGCGGTGGCGTGCTCGAAGAACACGGGCGCGGTCACGTCACACCTCCGGTCGATGTGGCCGTGCGGGTGGCGGCCGGGGCGGACGTGTCGGTGGCGGTCACCGGATCGACCGAGGTGCGGTTCGCGCTCACCGCCGGGCTCGAGGTCTCGGCGGCGGTGACCGGGTCGACGGATATGACACTGGCGCTGACCGCCGGATACGAGTAGGCCTTCGCGGGTGCCACCGGACCGGCGGAGCCGAGCAGGAACGGCCAGAACTGGGCGCGGGACGGTCGGCGGGCGAACCGCCGGCGGGTGGCCTGGGTGATCCGCGGCGGCCAGGGTGCTAGTCCGGCCAATGGTGCCGACGGCGGGAGCGCCCATATCCGGCCGCGCGACCTCGACGGCGGCCGCCGCCTAGCAGCCAGCAGCAGCGGCGGAGTAGGCGGTGTAGGGGGCGGTGTGGGTAGAAGCCTGCCCCGGCGCGACAGGGGACGGTAGGGCCGGTGCGTGATGAACGGTGCGACGACGGCCGGTGGTGCGGCGGGGGCCGCGCCGACGAGCGGGAACTGGAACCATTCGCCACGTCGGGTCTGGGCCGGGGTGCGCCGGTGGGTGAGTTGGGCGGGTAGCCACGGGCCGGGCCCGGCCGCCACGACAGGCGCCGGGGGCAGCGGCCACAGCTCACCGCGGCCGGTCTGGGTTGGGCGGCGGCGGACAGTCAGCGGTGGCGGGACGTATGTCGGTGGTGCGGCGACAACCGGGGCGGGAACGATGGGGAAGAACTCGCCGCGGCGTACGGTCGGCTGCCGGCGGCGGGATGGGGCGACCAGCCGGGGGGCGGCCGCGGTGGGCAGCGGCAGGGCCAGGAACTCGCCGCGGCGCTGTACCGGTCGCTTCGGTGGGTGCGCCTGCGTGATGGGCGACACCCATGCCGGTGGGGCGGCGACCACCGCGGCCGGGACGACCGGTAGGAACTCGCCGCGGCGCAGTGGGGCAGGCCGGCGGCGGACCGGCTGGATCAGCCCGGTAGGGCCTTGGGCGACGGCCGAGACCTCTTCAGGCGGCTGCTCGAGGATGGCCGAGGCGGAGCCGCGCAGCCGGGACTGGTAGAGGCCCCGCATGTCCCGCGGTGTGAGGCGGGTGGACACGGCGGTCTACCCCCGCCCGGTCACTCGTCGAAGACGGCGTATATCGCGAACGTGCCGAGGGTGACGCCGGTCGCCAGCCCGTTTATCAGCGCGATGCCGGTCGCGATCGAGATACGCAGCGGCTTGTCGTACCAGGTCCACACGATGCCGGAGCCGATCGCGTTGGCGGTGGTGTACTCGCGCAGATCCGTACCGGCCAGGGTGGGGTTGACCGACCAGGTGGTGTCGAGTCGGGCGTCGGCCGCACGGGT